CGTGAAGTTATCGACACTGTTAATGCAAAAGCACAAGTTGCTGGCATCAATGGTACTTTCGATCTTGACCAAGATGCTGACGGTCGTTGGGCTGTTGAAAAGTTCAAGTCACTTCTTTTCCAAATTGAAGTTGAAGCTAACGCAGTTGCTAAGGCAACACGCCGTGGTAAGGCAAACTTCGTACTTTGCAGCAGCAACGTTGCAAGTGCTCTTGCTGCAGCTGGTGTGCTTGACTATGCTCCAGCTCTTGCAACCAACCTCAATGTTGATGACACAGGCAACGTATTCGCTGGTATGGTAAATGGCCGCCTCAAGGTGTTCATCGACCCATTCGCATCCGAAGACTATGTAACTGTTGGTTATCGCGGTACAAACGCATACGACGCAGGTATGTTCTATTGCCCATACGTTCCACTCACAATGGTTCGTGCAGTTGATCCAGACACATTCCAACCAAAGATTGGCTTCAAGACACGTTATGGTCTTGTTGCTAACCCATTTGCTGGTAACCCAACAGCTAACGGCGGTACAGGTGCTAACGCAGCTAACCCATACTTCCGTAAGTTCACAGTAACTGGTATCGGTGGTTCTACTTACACTAACGCAGGATAATTTACTGCAATAGGTAATAACCTTAAAATTAGAGGCTACCCGAAAGGGTAGCCTCTTTTTTGCATAAATAATAGTATGATGGATTCAAATTTATTAGCATTAACTGGGTTTAAACTCTTTATACATGCTGAAGACTTTAAGCACACTCAATATTTTGCGGTAAGTGCAAGTTTTCCTGCTGTGTCCTTGCCAGAAGTCACTACTGGATATCGTAACCTTTCTGGATTTGTGTCTGGTGATAAATTAGCGTATGATCCGTTAACTGTAAGAATTGCAATAGATGAAAAATTGGAGTCATACCGTGAAATTTTTAACTGGATGCATTCAAATACTGAAAACAAACAGTTAACTATACATGACATAACGCTACACTTTTTAACAAATCATAATAACATATCACGCAGCGTTCGATTTGCAAACGCGTTTCCTACAAATATAGGAGGGTTAGAGTTTAACGTGCAGCAAACCGAATCAGAATATGCCTATGTAGACGTTACTTTCCGTTATGATTATTTTGAATTTATGTAATGATATATAATATATTATGATGCAACTTGAAGATATACTTAAATTATGGGAAGTCGACAGTGTTATCGATGAGATTAATTTGGATGAAACCAGCGTAAAAGGTGCAAGTCTGCACTCTAAATATTTAGAGTTATACAGCATCGCGAAACTAAATCTTAAAAAGAAAGAGCTCTCTATGGCGCACTTACGTAAAGACAAGTGGTTGTACTATAATGGCAAGATGACGAAAGAGGAAATGGACTCTAAAGGTTGGCCATACGATCCATTTTCCGGAATGAGTAAGCCACTTAAAAGTGACATGGAATTATTTTATACCACTGACGCTGATATTATGAAATTACAGGGTCAAATTGAGTATCAGTCTACGATTGTAGAGGCACTTAAAGATATTATGGATAATATCAAATGGAGACACACTACAATTAAAAATATTATAGACTGGAAGCGATTTACGTCAGGAGTTTAATGACAGACATAGGCATAACTAAAGTTGATGAAACTTCATTGAGAATAGTCTCAAATGATTCTGGAATTCTTATGGAGCTTTCAGAACATTTTACGTTTTTTGCTGAAGGCTATAAGTTTATGCCACTCTATCGCAACAAGCTCTGGGACGGTAAAGTTCGACTCTACGATTCACGCACTGGACGACTGCCATATGGATTACTGTTTGAAGTACTAAAATTTGCAAACTCTCATAACTACACTTATGAGTTGCATCCTAGCATAACTGAACGAGACGTGCCAACTTCTCAGTCATTATTAGAGTATGCAAGTGGGCTGCACATTACCAGTGGAGGGGCACCCATAACGCCACGCGACTATCAACTTGATGCCTATGTGCATGCTTGTGCTGAAGGACGTGGACTCATAATATCACCTACTGGTTCTGGAAAAAGTTTAATTATCTACTTGTGTGTCCGTTGGTTTTTAGAGCACTACGACGAAAAGGTATTGATCGTGGTGCCTACTACTTCGCTTGTTGAGCAGATGACAAAAGACTTTGCAGACTACTCGCAACATGACGCTTCATTTGACGTCCAGTCAGAAGTACATAAAATTTATTCGGGCAAAGAAAAACATGACATCTCGTCTCGCGTTATAGTTACTACGTGGCAGAGTGCGATTACGTTACAAAAATCTTGGTTTCAAAGCTATGGCATGGTTATAGGTGACGAGGCTCACTTGTTTAAAGCAAAAAGTTTAAACACTATTATGTCAGCATGTGTAAACGCGTGCTATCGTATAGGCACTACTGGCACCCTTGATGGCAGTCTATGCAACGAACGAGTGCTTGTTGGTAACTTTGGTCCGACCCATCGCGTAATTACGACAAAAGAACTTATTGATAATGACACTCTCGCTGCACTAAAGATTAAATGTGTTGTGTGCAACCACAGCGACGAACTTAAAAAGGTGATCTCTAAAGCTGACTACCAAACTGAAATAGACGCTATCGCGTCTCACGCTGGTCGTAACGCCTTTATAGCAAACCTTGCGCTTGATCAAAAGGGCAACACGCTCGTTCTCTTTAACCTCGTTCAGAAACATGGCAAGCCTCTTTTTGAACTTATAAGTAGTACTAATGGCGATTCAAACAGACATATATTCTATGTGTCTGGAGAAGTGGACGCAACAAACCGAGAACACATACGTGAACTAACCGAAACACAAAATAATGCGATTATCGTGGCAAGTGTTGGTACGTTTAGTACGGGAATTAACATTAAAAATTTACATCAGATTATATTTGCTGCGCCAACGAAGAGCCAAATACGCGTATTACAAAGCATTGGTCGAGGACTACGAAAATCTGATGACGGTCGACCAACAACAGTCTATGACATATCAGACAACTTCTCTTGGAAAAAGAAAAAGAACTACACACTGCAACATGCAATAGAGCGCACTAAAATGTATGCAAAAGAAGGGTTTAACCATAAACTATATGAGATACAACTGCCATGATTGATGCACTATACACCAAAGTAAAGGATCTAGACATAAGAGTCTTTACGTTAACGAGTGGTAAAGTGATTATAGGAGAAGTTGTGCATGCCTATGAAGACGGAGTGCAGTTAAATTGCCCTCTAGAAATTAGAAAGGCTCTTGTAAAGTCTGGAGTATACTCTGAAATAATGCTACCACTCGTAGCAGGCAACGACACAGAAAATTGTATTGTCTATGATCGCAGCATAGAGACTGAATCAGACACAACTGATGCTGTTAAACGTAAGTATACAGAAGCACTCATATATCAGAGACTAGCTCAACTAATGTCTGAGTCTTCTAAAGAGAATGAAGAGAATGAAATTGAAGAATCAGAAGATTATGATTATTCCATTCCTGAAATTGATCTACCAGATTCATCACAGTCTGATGAAGAATTATGGAATATATTTTTAGATCGTTGGAAGAATGTATGATGACTATCAAACAATCATAGATTATTATACACACTTTCTAGAACTATGTAAATAACAAAATTCAAGTAGATACAAAAAAGTATTTACATTCTCAAAATATAGTATATAATGAAGCTATGAAAACTGAAAAGACAAAACGAAAATCACGTGGTGATGACTATGTCAACAATAAAGATTTCTCCGCAGCAGTCGTTGAATATGTAAGTGCCGTAACCGAGGACAAGTCCGCCGGTCGAGAGCCTCAACAAATTACGAACTATATTGGAGAGTGCTTTATGAAGATTGCAAACGGACTGTCACGCAGTCCAAACTTTATGAATTATAGTTATAGAGAAGACATGGTTATGGACGCTGTTGAAAATTGCATCAAAGCAATTATGAACTACGACATCAACAAGCCAACTCGAACCGGCAACCCGAACGCATTTTCATATTTTACACAAATCTCGTGGTATGCATTTTTACGTCGCATCGCGAAAGAAAAGAAGCAGGCTGATATCAAGCAGCTCTTAATTGAAAAGGGAGGCATTGGAAACTTTGCTGAGTTTGAGGACGACTCAGACTATGGCGAGTCACTAGTTGAAAAGATGCGTCAGCGTAACGACGCCTTTTATAAGGAATGTAACGAACTCTCCGAAACTGTCGAAAAGCCACGGGCCCAGAAAAAAGTCAAAGACGACTCGGAGAAGGTTGGCGCGCTTGATGACTTTATACTATGAAAATTGCAATACTCACTGACACCCATACTGGTGTTAAAAACGGCAGCGACGTCTTTATAGACTACACTGAGCGATTCTATTCTGAGGTCTTTTTTCCGACATGTCAGGCTCAAGGCATTACTCAGATACTTCATCTCGGCGACTATTTTGACCACCGTAAGTATCTTAACTACAAAGTGTTGTCGCGTAACCGAGCTATGTTTCTTGACAAGCTTGAAGAGTATGGCATGACGATGGATATTATTCCTGGCAACCATGACACGTTTTTTAGAAACACAAACTCTCTATGCAGTCTGACTGAGTTGTTGCAGTATCATAGCAAGCACGTAAACGTGATTATGTCTCCCACTGTTAAAGACTATGACGGTCTTTCAGTCGCGTTGCTGCCATGGATTACTGTTGAAAACTATGCAGAGTCATGTGCCTTTATTGAAAAGGCAAACGCACCAATAATTGGAGCTCATTTGGAACTTGCTGGCTTTGAAATGATGAAAGGCGCCCCAGCAGTCAGTCACGGCATGCCAGCAGATTTATTTTCTCGATACGAGATGGTGCTGTCTGGTCACTACCACACAAAGAGCAGTCGCGGCAACATTCATTATCTTGGAGTGCCATACGAAATTACTTGGGCAGACTGCAACGACCCCAAATATTTTCATATACTAGACACAAGCACTCGTGAACTTGCTGAGATTCGCAACCCTCTCTCGCTCTTTAAAAGACTGACCTACGACGACTCAAACGGCCCAGTCGCAAACGTTGAACCAAGCGAAGTCTCTGGTACGTACATAAAAGTAGTTGTGACCTCTAAAAAGGATCCATACTCTTTTGATAAGTATATTGACTCGATAAATGCTGGTGAACCTTTTGACCTCAAGATTGTTGAGTCATTTATAGAATATTCCGCTGACTCTATAGACGACGATACCATCGAGGTGTCAGACACCCCTTCGTTATTAAACAGTTATGTTGACGCTATTGAAACAGACCTTGATAAGACTCGCATAAAAACTAAACTTCAAGAACTCTACCTTGAATCTCAACTAATTGATGGCATATGATTATTTTTACTTCTTTAACCTATTGTAATTTTTTAAGCGTAGGAGACAAAGAGATTACGATGAATCTAAACGATTCTCGTTCTACGTTGATTGTAGGTCATAACGGCTCAGGCAAGTCACTTATGCTTGATGCCTTGTCATTTGTACTTTTTGGCAAGCCTCATCGCAACATCAACAAGCCTCAACTTATCAACAGCATAAACGGCAAAAATTGTCTAGTGACTGTTGAGTTTAAGATGGGTTCGTCCGACTACAAGATTATACGTGGGCTCAAGCCAAACATTTTTGAGATTTGGCAAAACGGAATACTTGTCAACCAAGAGTCACATTCTCGCGACTATCAAAAGCTTCTTGAGACAAACATCTTAAAGTTAAACCATAAAAGCTTTCATCAAGTTGTGGTACTTGGCAGCAGCAACTTTATTCCTTTTATGCAGCTTAGCAGCCATCACCGTCGCGAGGTTATTGAGGACCTACTAGACATTGGTGTGTTTAGCAAGATGAACTCTGTGCTAAAAGAAAATTCTGCAAAACTTAAGGACAACTTAAAAGACACTGAAAACCAGTTGTTTACCCTAAAGGAAAAGGTTGATTTACAAAAGAAGCATATAACGCGGCTGCAACAACTAAACGAAAGCAACGCTGCAAAATATTCTGAAGAGATAGTAGGTCTACGAAATACCATTGATGAGATGACAACAGAAAACTTGTCTCTTAGTGCAGAATACAGCGAGGCTTATGGCAAGACTCAGAGACAGTTACAGCGTCATGAAAAAACAAAGGCTTCTCTGCTTTCATACGAAAGACAAATTAAAGACAACATTAAAAAAATTGTGTCTGACTCTCAGTTTTATGAAAATAACACGGAGTGTCCGACATGCAACCAGAGCATAGACTCGTCGATTCGTGATCATAAGATTAGCGAGTGTAAGCATAGCGCTCAAGAATTAAACTCTGGCTATGACAAGCTTAAGGAGTCTTTAACACAAACTGGAGACTCGATACAAGAGGTCACGAGCGAGTTGCAGAGGTTAAACTCTATTCACAACAAAATACACAGCAACCAAAACTTAATTAGTGGGTTTGAAAAACGCATCACTGACTTAACGGCGCTGATGAACACACATCATGAAACTTCTGAAGTCACTGATGCCCAGTCATCTCTTGATGCCCTCTATACAGAAAGAGACACCCTTCAAGAATTAAAGGCTACTCAACTTGAAGAGCGAATGTACAACGAAATTCTTGCTGAGCTACTAAAAGACACTGGAATAAAGACAAAAATTATTCGTCAGTATTTGCCGATTATGAATAAACTTATAAATCACTATCTGCAAATCTTAGACTTTTTTGTGTCATTTAACCTCGATGAGAATTTTACAGAGACCATACGCTCACGTCATCGTGATGACTTTTCATACAGCTCTTTTAGCGAGGGAGAAAAACAGCGGATCGATTTGAGTCTACTCTTTGCATGGAGACAGGTCGCAAAGATGAAAAACAGCAGCAACACAAACCTACTTATACTTGACGAGGTGTTTGACGCGAGTCTTGACTCTGACGGCATTGATAACCTACTTAAGATTATGAATACTCTTGACTCGGACACTCGTATATTTGTGATTAGTCATAAGCAAGACCTGCTAGAAGGTAAGTTTGAACAAAAAATTGAGTTTGAAAAGGTTAAAAACTTCACAAAAATCAAGGAAATGGCCTAACTGAAGGCCCCCGAAGTCTTTGGTAGCTTAACTTCCGCACTTTTTTTCATAAATTTTCACTTTTTTATTTACAAGTGCTCAGTTTTATGCTAGAATAGTCTCACAATGGTTGCTGTAGCAAATCGTGAGTCCCAAACGGTCCTAGCCAAACTTCTGGCTAAAGAGAACATTCAAGTTGCAATCGGCAACTACAAGACAGCATTCTTTGACGTTAAGAATCGTGTCCTCGGCCTTCCAACTTGGAACACAGACAATAAGAGTGTGTCTGACTTGCTTATTGGACATGAAGTTGGACATGCTCTATATACTCCATCCGATGCAGTGACTCGTTTCAAAGAGAAGTTTCCTACTCTCCCATTTGATATTGGCAACATTGTTGAAGACGTTCGTATTGAACGACTTGTGAGAGACACGTATCCTGGTCTTGTCCTCTCTTTCAAAAATGGCTATCGTCACTTTATCGAAAAAGACTTTTTTAAAATCTCAGGTGTTGATATTTCAACTCTTGGATTTGCTGATCGCCTCAACTTGCGTGCCAAAATCGGTGCACTAGTTGATGTGCCTCTCAACGAAAAAGAGACTGAGATCTACAAACGATGCCTCGCTGCAGATACCTACGACGAAGTCTTGGAAATTTGTGCGGACATTGCTGAAATGGTCAAAGGAGAAAAACCTCAAACTCAGCAGTCTCATCAACCGCAAGACTCTGAAGAGTTTGAGACTGGCGAGGACCCTGAAATTGATCCTATGTCGGGCGAAAACTCTTCAAGTCCTGACTCTCGTCGCA